CAGCTGATAGCGATGTGCTGATACACATGCGCGAGCGCTCGATGGCCAAGCCACCTAAGTCGCTAGGGTTTTACGAGTACAGCGCGGATGAAAACTGCGATATCTGGGATAGGCAAGCATGGGCGCAGGCTAACCCTAGTCTAGGTCTGCTAATTAGCGAGGAGTCGATCGAGGAGACCATCGCAACTAGCACGATCATGGCAGCACGTACCGAGACCTTGTGCCAGTTTGTAAATACCGGCATGACTAGCCCCTGGACACCTGGAAGCTGGGAGGATTTGGCAGACACCGAGATGGTTATGTCTCCTGGCATGGTCACGATGTTTGCATTTGATGTAGACCCGCACACGCGCCGATCTGCTTCGCTTATTGCAGCTAGTTTGCTACCCGATGGCCGCATAGGCCTGGCACTTGCTAAAACTTGGGAAAGTCTTGTGGCCGTAAACGAGCTGCAGATAGCCGTAGATATAAAAGAGCTAGCCGATAAGTGGCACCCTAAATTAATCTTGCATGACTCGTACACCACTTTTGCCATAGCCGAGCGGCTTGTAAATAGCGGCTTAAAACTAGAGCCTTGTATCGGTGCTCAGTTTTATACCGCGTGCTCGACCTTTAAAGATGCCATCGATAATAAACGCGTGGTGCATGGCGGCCAGCCAGAGCTTGATGAGCAAATGAATAACGTGGCTAGCAGTAGCAAGGAGCACGGCTGGCGTATCGTGCGTAAAAAATCTCAGGGCAGCGTTGCCGCCCCGATTAGCATGGCTATGGCCGTGATGCACTTATCCAAGCCAATTAGTGAGGCCAAAATCTACATTTAAGCGCGGCGCGCCTTTCCATAAATATGCTTGACTTTTTGAGAAAATCTGCTCATGGGATTACTCGAAGCTATAGGCATCCGCAGTAAAGATAAAGTGCAGGTTGATGCACAGCTAGCCCCTGCAATTATGTCGGATCGTTTTGGTGCCGGGCAGTATTCATTTGGCGGCATGTATAGCAACGGCTACGGCGCAGGTCTTATGGATCGAGCGACTGCCCTACAAGTCGCGACCGTGAGTCGCTGCAGAAACCTTGTCTGCGGTGTAATTTCTTATTTGCCGCTGGAGTTGTACAAAAAATCTACAGGTGAGCAGTTGCAGTCTCCAGTATGGCTAGATCAACCAGATATGCGCCAGCCACGTGCAGTAACACTTGCTTACACAGTTGATAGTTTAATTTTTTACGGCGTTGCTTACTGGCGCGTTACATCGTTGTATGCAGATGATGGCCGCCCATCAGGTTTTGAGTGGGTTGCAAATACTCGCGTAACAGTTACAACAGATGCAAAAGGTTATGAAGTTCAGTACTACTCAGTTGATGGCGCACGCGTGCCAATGTCCGGCATCGGATCACTTGTTACATTTCAGTCACTATTACCTGGCGTATTAGAGACAGGTGCTCGCACAATTCAGGCAGCGCTCGATGTACAAAAAGCCGCAGCAATATCTGCAGCTACTCCAATGCCGACTGGGATAATTCGCAACCAGGGTGCGGATTTGCCTGAAGCACAAGTGCAAGGTTTATTAGCTGCTTTCAAATCGGCTAGACAAAATCGCAGTACTGCATATTTAACTTCAACTTTAGATTATCAAACAGTAGGTTTTTCACCTAAAGAAATGACCTACAACGAAAGCAGCCAATACCTAAGTACGGAAATCGCCAGATTAATGAACGTGCCAGCATTTATGGTAAGCAGCGATATGAATAACAGCATGACGTATCAAAACGTCTTGGACAGCCGTAAAGAGTATGTCGCGTACAGCCTGCAGCCCTACATCTGTGCAGTTGAGGAACGCCTAAGCATGGATGACATTACTGCGCACGGCAACATTGTAAAATTTAATGTCGATGAAACGTTTTTACGTGCAGACACAATGGCAAGACTTACTGCTATTGAAAAGATGCTGCAATTAGAACTTATTGACGTTGAAACAGCACGCGAAATGGAAAGCATGACCCCTTACGGTAATGGAGAAGCAAATGATATTAACCTTTAGCGCAAACATCACGGCAGCTGATGAAGCAGGCCGCATGATTAGCGGAAAGATCGCACCTTACGGTGAAGTGGGCTACACATCTGCAGGCAAGGTTGTATTTAAAGAAGGCAGCATTAAAATTGCAGATGTAAACAAAGTTAAATTACTTATGGCTCACGATAGTTCAAAAGTTGTAGGGCGCATGCGCACTATGCAGTCTGATCGTGACGGCATGTACGCATCATTTTCAATAAGCCGTAGCACCGCCGGTAGCGATGCAATTTTGCTAGCCCAGGAACAGCTAATGGATGGCCTATCCGTTGGTGTTGAAGTTACAGCATCAGAGCCTAAAGATGGCTATCTCCTGGTCACGGCTGCTAATTTGCGTGAGGTGTCGCTTGTTGAAAGCGCGGCATTTTCTAGCGCAGCCGTGCAAAGTATTGCCGCCAGCGAAAGCGAAGCGGTAGAAGTACAAACCCAACTAACAGAAACAGAAAGCGAGGCCGCTGTGACCACAGCCCCCGAAAATCCAACCGAGGATAAGGCAGAGGAAGCGGCTACGCCAGTAGTAGAAGCAGCTCGTAAAATTATCCTTCCTTCAGCACTAAACAGCCAGAGCGTACGCACACCTATCACATCGATGGGCGCATACACCGAGCACAAGATCAAAGCTGCACTAGGTAACGATGACTCACGTCTATACGTAACCGCAGCCGATGACAGCTTCTCAACAAACCCTGGTTTTAATCCAACACAGTATCTATCAGAATTTCCAACTAACACACGCTTCGGCACACCTGCAATAGATGCGTGCAGCCGTGGCACCTTGCCTGCAAACGGCATGTCCATAAATGTGCCTTCACTTGTGACTTCTGCAGGCGGCGGTACAGGTGTTGCACCAGTTGTAACAGTTGAACTAGAAGCAGGCGCAGTACAAAACACAGGCATGGAAACTGCTTACCTAACAGGTACAGTATCTAAATATGCTGGCATGAACACCATCAGCATCGAATTGCTAGAGCGCGGATTTGGTGATGGCAACTTCTTTAGTGAATTGACTAACCAACTACAAAACGCATACCTAAAGACTATTGACACAACAGTACTAGCAGCGCTTATTGCTGCAGGTCAGTACTCATCAGGATGCGATGCAGACTCAGCCGGTATTATCGAGTTCGCATCTGACTCAGCCCGTAAGGTTTATGAAGCGACTGGTTATTTTGCAAATAACTACATCGCCAATGGATCACAATGGCAACTACTCATGGGAGCTACAGATACAACAGGCCGCCCAATTTACTCAGCATCACAGCCAATGAACGCAGGCGGGCTAACACAGCCAGGCTCAATTCGCGGCAACGTATTAGGTCTTGACCTTTACGTAGATAAGAACTTCACAGCCACTACAACTATCGATGACTCAGCTGTAATTCTTGCACCTGAGGCATTTACTGTTTACCAGTCACCACAGGCTTACATGTCTGTAAACGTGGTAAGCAACCTTCAGGTACAGGTGGCCATTTATGGTTACATGGCAACTATCGCCAAGATGCCTAAGGGTATCGTTAAATTTAACCTGAACTAAATCCCTAGCAGTCGGTGGGTGCTAAGCCCTTGCACCCACCGACCTTTTTACAAAGGAGAACAAAATGCCAGCAACGTACGTAACTGTCGCTGAGTTACGCGCGAATTTAGGCATAGGCTCCTTGTATTCGGATAGCGATGTCGAAACATGCTGCCAGGCAGCGCAAGATCAAATTAATAGTTTTTTATGGTTCGATAGCGCTGCGGTAGTGGGAACTGCGTTAGTAAGTAACGTGGCTACCGTAATGCTGGCCAACCCTGGCATCTTTACTACTTCCGAGTCTGTAACGATCGCCGGGGCTGGTTCAACATTTAATGGCACCTATACAGTTACAGGCACTATCCCATTTAGCACAGGCACAGGCAACATATTGCCAGCCTTTAATTTACAGCTGCAGTATTTCCAAAACCCTGCAGGCTACAGCTTCATCCAGTATGCCAAGACAGCTGCCGATCAAAACTTTAGACGTGTACTGCCTTATGGCACAGCTACAGGCGCAGACACTAAGACCGAGGCATACGCCACTACAGCCAGCGTGCGCGAGGCAGCGATGATTTTGGCAGTAGACATCTGGCAAGCTCGCCAGGTCAGCCAAAGCGGCGGTGTATCGGTCGATATGGGGCCAAGCCCTTACCGCATGGGTAACACAATGATCGGCAAAATTAG